CCCTTTCGGGAGGAGAATTCATAAGTGTGAACTTATGAGTCCAATATCGGCTCCAAGCACATCGGCATATGCGGATATGTTGAAGTGTGATGCTTACAGGAATCATTACCATGAAACCACGAGGAGATTTGATCTTGAGTGAAAACTCAGGGTCAGAAACGCATACGATAACCCCGTCTGGAGGAACACCTTATGTAGCCTATCAAGGCTATCCTATTGTGTCTTCTTCTGGACGATCTTTTGAAGGTTTTGATATCTCGCGATTTCATCACCGTAAAAAGAGCGGGGAGTTGTTGCCGTATACCTCCTTCCATCAGTTCGAACATTCAGCCTCACGTAGTGGTTCATACCACCTCACGAGGTCAAACGGACAGACTCATGTCACTCCGTCGGATTGGTCAGGTAATGGGTCAGTTGCATTTGAAATTGGAAAAGCGGAGTGTCTTGCTAAGGCCGCGGGTTATCCCACGGACGCTTACTTGACAGCATCTGCTGCTAAAATCTATGCACAAGGGCATGATTCGCTTACTTTCTTAGCAGAACTTCCGAAAACTATTTCTATGTTTCGCAACATTCAAAATAGTCTTACGAAGTTGTTAAGGGGTAAAGACTTGCTCTCTAGCTGGCTAGAGTACCGATATGGTTGGAGAACGCTTTATTACGATATCGTTGATATCGCTGAAGCAATCAACAACATTGACAGTACCAGACAACGGTTCACACAGAGTGTAGGCGCTGATTTCAGCGACGTCTCTGTTGTAGATACTAATTATTCCGATTCCTATCAGTCGTGGACCGTAAGGTCTACCACCACATGGGACATAGGGGTAAGAGGTATGATTACTGCTGACCTTGATCCGCCGAAATTTCGAATTAACCCCATCACAACTGGATGGGAGCTTGTTCGATTTTCATTTATTATCGATTGGATAATCGATATAGGATCTTGGTTAGAATCATTGTCGTTCCTAGTAATTTCTCAAAATTATACTGCAGCGGCGGGTTATAAAATAACTGCCCGTCGTGAAGTTTTAGTTTTGGATGCTGTTGGGAAGAGTGGAAACACTCTAACCGCATCGTTCAATAGCTCTGCTTTCGCAGAATTGAAATTACGAGTACCACAAACTGTGCCTAAATTACCGTCGATCAATGTCAGTCTTGACATTCCAAAGATAGTTGATATCTTGGCAATTCTAGATGGTTTTAAAGCCAAAAGGAATTAGAGATCTTTTAAATAACATAGGAGAAACCACTAATGGCAGCAATGTCCACTAGTCTCACAGAGTTTTCAGATAATGGAAATTCACGCACTTACTCTTTACCTCTACATACTGTATTAAAACCACAGTTAGTATTGGAAAAACGTAAAGTACCATCAGGGAGTCAAACCGTAGCAGAAGACACTATAACAGTGTTAACAGCAACAGAAGACTCGGCAGGGGTTAAACTCGCACAACGTGTATCGTTTACGGTAACTATACGGAGACCAATTAATGGCCTTCAAACAGATATCGATGCGGCTTTGGTCATCTTTCGCGATATTATTGCGGGCGATGAATTTACTAACACAGTAAACTCACAGGAATACCTAGTATAAAGTTCTTCTTCGTGCCCTATTAGGGGCCCTTAAAGATCCTTTAAAGATAGGCACTTATATATTAATAGTGCTTATTGTTCTAGGTGTTCAGATGATTAAACCAGATCTCGACTTGATGTTCATTCTTCAGCTTTTGCAGGCTGTCGGGTGAGCTATTGGGCGAGGTGTCTAAACGATAGGAGATTCACATGAACTTCCAAACATTGGCGTACGACTTGTGTCGGTGCTATGTAAATGACCATGATGGTCTTATAGAATCCGCGGTTACGAACAAGGTCCTTGGTTGGATCAGGTCACGAAATTTGCGGAGTCTAACCAGCTGTAGTGATATTATTCCGGGTGCATATCATGACCAGGATCTAAATCGCTTTTGTAGACAGGTAGCGGCCTTCTTTAAAAAGAATGCTGCGTTTTCTGACCAAGCTATTTGTAAGCCCGCAGCGGAAGCTGCTTTCGATAAAGCGGAAATGCTTTGTCGAGTGACGAACAAACGGTTGGACTACTACTATGTGCGCCGCTCCAGGATGGAACCGGGTCTTAGTAGCCTTGTTGACAGGACAGAGGACATCATTCGTGATGTTCTCGGTGATTTTGACGTATTTTTTGAGAGTATACCCTCGAGAATACGGATCACGGCTGGAGCGACTTCTACACGGAGTCGGCGGAACTCTTTGCCCTTTATGAAAATTGGGGCGAGGAATATACCGGCTACGCCTTTGGCACAACCTTATTTAAAAGCGTTGGCTACCCGTCTCGGGTATCGTCGCGTATCATTTAAGACCGTGTTAGAGAATCGTGTAGAAACTGTTCCGAAGAACTACAAGACAGATAGAACTATTGCGTGCGAACCAGAGGGGAATCTTTCCCTCCAACTTGCATTAGATAGTTTCATCAAAGACTGTTTAAGGAAATTATCAGTCGATTTGTCTTGCCAAAGTAAAAATCAGGAGATGTCGCGCTTAGCTTCTATCAATGACGATTACGTCACTGTGGACCTAAGTATGGCATCTGATACTATTTCTTATAACGCTGTTGCGTGGCTTTTACCGCTTTCTTGGTTTAAGTTCGCTTCAGATATTAGGAGCCCTCTTGGAAGGGGGTTTAATAGGATAATTAAGTATGCGAAGTTTTCCAGTATGGGAAACGGAGCTACTTTTACTATCGAATCGTTGATTTTTGCTGCGATCTGTAAAGCGTGTACTGAGCAACCTTTTGCCGTTTACGGTGATGATATAATTATTCATCGTGACGATTTTGGGAAGCTTAGGAAACTGCTTTCGTTTTTTGGTTTTAAGTTAAACCTTGAAAAAAGTTTTACAGAAGGCCCTTTTAGGGAGTCCTGTGGGACAGATTGGTTTAAAGGTGTAGACGTCACTCCGTTTTATTTACGTTCTCAGAATACGATGAAAATCGAGCTCTGTCACGTGGTTAATGGGATGGCTTCGCTTTCATGGCAAGGAAGTCAATTGGAAAATTATTTGTTGGAATTAATTCAACATAACAACCTCCCAATTGTACCTTACAATGAAAGTTCTATATCTGGTGTTTGGGTTTGCCCAAGCACGGCTTATAATCTAAAACTCATCCGCAATCACAACCAAATGTTGTCGTTTAAGGGGTTAATTCCTCAGAACGTCGTCATTAAGGTTGCGGACTCGCGTACCTTATTCCTGTGGCATCTTGATGCCTCCAGGATCATGGGACGTGGGAGCAAGACTGAGTCGGGGAGCTTCCTTTCATTTAATTATGATCGGAGACTTACCTTTTCTCGGAATGCGATCGTTAGATCTTTTCCATCTTGCATTGATCGCTCTTCGGTACCTATCTTTACGCATAAGTATAAGCGCAAGTGGGTATTCTGGTGTATACCAGAAACGGCTACGCCTGCTCACCTTTACGGGTGGTCAGACTCTATATTCCGCATAATGCCGAAGTAGAGGTAGGGGCAGGATGCCCAGTCAAGCTGTTACGCT